CAAACCATCGTAGAACTTCCTGCGATGGCTTTTAAGGCACATATACAGGTTCTCAAAGACATAGCGAAGGAGCGAAAAGATGCCAGTTCAACTGCAAGGCGCGGTCGCTCTTCGTAAAGCCTTACGTAATTTTGAACCGGATTTAGCCAAAGAAACAACCAAAGAAATTGCAAACTTTCTTAAACCAATAACTAAAAACGCTCGCGGCTTTCTGCCTTCCAACAGCGAAGTTCCATCAGGTTGGCTAAAGCGTGACAATGCTAAAGGTCGATGGGCTAATCGCTATTACGACAAAAGCGAAGTCAGCCGAGGTATCAGCTTTAAGAGCAGCCCAAGCAAGCCTAACCGTCGAGGCTTTAGAGCCCTAGCATCTATTTTTAATAAATCAGCTGCCGGTGCCATCTATGAAACAGCCGGTCGTAAATCGGGGGTCACCGGAAAGTTCACCCCTCAGCTTGGCGGTCAATTAACTGGTAAAGGTCAAAAGATGACAGGTAGAGCAATCTTTAGAGCCTTTGAACAAGATCGTGGAAAAGCAACAGCGGGAGTTCTTAAAGCAATCGAGACTTCAGCCGCTAAATTTAATGCAAGGAGACCAGGCTAATGGCAGATTTAAGAGTTGACATTGCTTCGGAGTTCACAGGCAAAGCAGCCTTTACCAAAGCACAAAAGGCAACCGGCTCTCTTGAGAGTTCAGTTAAGTCACTAGGCAAGACTTTAGGTTTGACTCTTGGCGCAGCCGCCATGACAGCCTATGGCAAGGCAGCAGTCAAGGCTTTTGCAGCTGATGAAGCAGCAGCCAATCGATTAGCAACAGCAGTAGATAACCTTGGGCTCTCATTTTCGCAAGCCAAAGTCACAGACTTTATTGCTAACCTAGAGCAAAGCGCAGCCATTGCCGATGACGTTCTGCGCCCAGCTTTTCAGGGTCTTCTAACAACTACTGGATCACTAACCAAGTCTCAAGAGCTCCTGAACAATGCAATCCAAATCTCAAGAGCAAGCGGAGTAGATTTAGCTACGGTCGCAACGGATTTAGGCAAAGGCTATGTAGGTATTACTAGAGGCTTGACAAAGTACAACACAGGCTTAACTAGAGCAGAGATTACTACTAAGTCATTTAATGAGATTCTAGGCATCATGCTGGCACGATCAGCAGGAGCAGCTCAAGATTACTTAACAACCACCTCTTACAAGATGGAAGTCCTAGCAGTAGCAACTGGCAATGCCCAGGAGACAATCGGTAAAGGTCTAGTTGATGCCTTTGCTCGAATAGGCGGTGGCACAGAAGCTAGCGATGCTGCTAAAGCAATTGATAACATTGCAAAAGCCACTAGCAACGTAATAGTTGCATTGGGTACTGCCATTGGATTTATCGAAAAGTTCCGCAAAGGCTACACAAACTTCCTAGCTGGTGGAGATGTCAATGCAATGCTCGAAGGATCATCGAGCACTAATCGTTCAGCATCCCCAGCAGGTACAGCACAACGCACAGCCCAGCAGCGAGCAGCAGAAGCCACGGCAGCCAAGCGAGCCAAGGAATTAGCCGCTTTGACAAAGAAGCAAGTTGATTCTCAGAAGAAGCTTACAGCCGAGCAGAAGAAGCAAGCCATGCTTAAGAAGGCTGGCACAATCTTCGATCTAGAACAAATTCAAATACTTGCTGCCTTGAGAGGCAATATTTCAGATGAAGAGCGCAAGCGTCTAGAGTTGCAGTTCGCTTTAGCAACCGGCAATACAGCTGAAGCGCAAAGATTGACCTTTGAACTAGCAAGAGCCCAGGGTCTAACCGTCGCCATTGCTAAAGACCTTGCAAGCCTTCCACAAGCTGCAAATCCTTTTGCTTCATGGGAAGCGTACCTGGACATGCTTATGGCTAAAGCTCGCGCAGTTGCAAGCGTGGGCAATGGCACTAATGTTGCAGCGGCTGTAGGCACACCGTTTGGTCAAGCGCAGACAAACACAACCCCAGGCAATACTTATACTGGCACACCTTTCGGACAAGCCGGGTCTTTTGTGGACACAATGGGAACACCATTTGGACAAGCTGGGGGCAATGGCTCAGGTTACATTGGTACACCTTTTGGTCAATCAATTGAATTGAAGATTACAGGCGAAGGCGACATTACTAATGCAATCGCTAAGGGGCTACAGAACCAGTCTCTATCAACAGGTAATTCATCGACTATTAACCGTCGCAGCTCTGCCTTTGGACTCTGATGGCGCTACCAGCACAAATCGCGGTCACATTCGACTTTAGTTCCGGGGCAACATTTGGCACCGGGTTTGTTATTGGATCACCTGACAACGGAGTTATTGGCGTTTCTTCTTTCGGTTCTGATGACGTAGTAATTCCTACAGTTGATTTGACGCCTGATGTTTATAGTATTTCCATCCGTCGAGGTAGAAACATTATGAAGGATACCTACGACGCTGGAACAGCAACAGTTCGAGTGCTTGATCCATTGGGTTACTTTAATCCTCAAAACCCTGCATCACCTTATTTTGGATACCTTGTGCCTTTGCGCAAGGTAAGAATATCTGCCACAACGGCTACAGCGGAGCATTTCCTCTTTTCGGGTTATGTTAATGACTACAAGTATTCTTTCCCTGTAGGTCAAGAAACCGCTTATGTGGACATTCTTTGTACTGACGGGTTTCGCCTGTTTCAAATGTCTCAGGTTCAGAGCGTTGCAACAACCCCAGCAGGACAAGCAACCGGAACCCGTATAGGCAAGATTCTTGACGACGTACAATTTCCGGTTTCAATGCGTCAAATCGCGACCGGAGACGCTACATGTATTGCTGATCCTGGGACAGTTCGCACAACTTTAGAGGCAATCAAAAACGTGGAGTTCTCAGAAGGTCTAGGAGCTTTCTATATGAGCCCGGATGGAACGGCAGTATTTAAGTCTCGCAGCGAGGTAACAGAAAGCCTTGGAGATGCTGCCATTGAATTTAACCAAACGACAGGCATCCCATATCGTCAGGTTCGCTACGCGTTCGATGACAAATTGATTATAAATTCTGCAACTTTTAACAGAGTCGGCGGTACGGCTCAAAACGTTTTCTCTCAAGCTTCTATCGACAAATACTTTCCACATGCAATAACTCAGGACAACCTGGTAGCGGAGACTGATGCGCAGGTATTAGGCGCAGCTCAAAACTATGTCAACACGAGGCGCGAGACAACAATCAGAATCGATGAAATGGCAATCGATTTACTAGACGCTAACGTTCCAACCGATACCATTATTGGTTTGGATTACTTCGACAATCTCAAGATCACAAATGTCACAGAGCAGGGAAGCACCATTGTCAAGACCTTGCAAGCGCAGGGTTTTGCTTGGGATATCAGTCCAAATAAAATGAGCTGTGTGGTCACGACTCTTGAGCCTTTAATCGACGGAATAATCATAGGCAGTAGCACATACGGTATAATCGGACAATCAACTTTTAGTTACTAGGAGATAAAATGGCAGCAGGATTGGGTTACATTGAGGTAGCGACAGGAGATGTCCTGACCGCTTCTATTGCCAATGGCTATTTAGCCTCACAGGTAGTTATGGTCTTTGCTTCTGCAGCGGCTAGAACTTCAGCTATTGCCAGCCCTCAAGAGGGCATGATTTCTTACCTCAAAGACACCAACGCCGTTGAGTATTACTCAGGATCAGCATGGGCAGCAGTCGGCGGTGGCGGCGGCGGTGGCGGTAAAGTTCTACAAGTTGTACAAGCAACAATTTCAACAGATACTACCGTGGCAAGCACATCATATACAGACACAGGAATTACCGTTAACATCACGCCAACTTTAGCGACAAGCAAAGTTATGATCATTGCGACCCAATTGATTACTATGGGTACAGGTGGAAACAGCGATGCGGGTCTAAGCCTAAACATCATGCGCGGTGGCACTCAGGTTTATGAGATTACTCAAAATCAGGCTCTTACACTTTACTCAAATATGACATTTACGGTTCCGGTTAGCATGAATTACCTTGATTCGCCGGCAACAACTTCAGCAACTACATACAAAATCCAAGCAAAACTAAACGCAACCAGCGGCAGAAGTGCACGCTTCCAGCAAAACAGTTCTACATCAAACATCCTACTATTAGAAATTGGTGCATAATGACAAGCCAAGAGATATTAGATGCCATTTTTTATTTAGCGCCTAACGCTGAGTTTTCTTTTATTGAGGCAGATTTATCGACTTTAGTGTGGGATTCAAAAGATATTGAGCAACCTACTGATGCTGCAATCATTGCTGCCATCCCGGTAGCCAAGACTGCAATAGAAGCTGAAGCAAAAGCTAGCGCAGCTGCTAAGTCAGCTTTATTGGATCGCTTAGGAATTACAGCACAAGAAGCTAAACTTCTACTGGCATGATTCCAAAGTTATGCAAAGCCGGTCAGCAGTTGAGGCTTCAAATTGACGACTGTTTCCCTGAAAGAGACCGGCGTTCAGATGGGTGGCTTGGCGACGCACGTCATTCATCGCGTGTTAGCCAGCACAATCCTGATGAGCAAGGTATCGTCACAGCCATTGATATTGACCGGGATTTACATGGAGTATCAAAGCCGGACACAATGCCTTATCTTGCAGATCAGATACGACTCGCAGGAAAGCGTGGCGATAAGAGAATTTATTATGTCATCTTCCAAGGGCGAATTGCTTCCTCTCGCATGGGGTGGCGCTGGCGCAAGTATTCGGGAATCAATCCGCATAATACTCATTGCCATGTTTCTTTCAATAAGAAAGCTGACTCAAGTGATTTCTTCAATATTCCGTTACTAGGGGGAAAACTATGAACATGAAGCACCCAGCAATCGTAGCTCTTGGAGCGTTCCTAGCAGTATGGGGTACAACCTCTAACTTCTCTTTGGACTATCGCTCAATCCTTGGTTCAATCGTGGCAGGAGTGTTTGGATACGCGAGCCCTAAACGATGACACAGGAAAACTTCTTTACCCTTTACTTTGCAAGCTTGGCTGTCATAGGCGGCTTGGCGGGGTATGTCATTACTCATTTACTTTCTGAAATTAAGAGACTGAACTCGCGTGTCGATGAGATTTACAACATACTTCTAGATCGATAATAATGCCATGGCTAAGAAGAAGGTCATTGACCTAGACACTTACAACGCTTTAGATCAATGGGCGATTACTCTCAATGAAATGTACCGCGCCTTGCGTAAGGCTGGCTTCGCTATTGATTTATCTCTAGCCATCATTACTGACCGAGATGCTTATCCGGATTGGATTCTTCCTAGCCTACCCAACCGCATCGACAACATACCCTACGATGACGATGACGAGGACTAATGAAGAGAACTGTGGTTTTGCCCGATCTCCAATGTCCATATGAAGATTCACATTTAGTCAACAACTTAGCCCGGTTCATTAAGGCTTATCGACCTGACGCTGTTCTATCGATAGGCGACGAGATTGACCTACCTCAAGTGTCGCGCTGGACAGAAAACACCCCTGGCTGGTACGAGCAGACTCTTGCAGCTGACAGAGATCACACAGTTGAGGTATTGTGGAAGCTTACTGAGCACGTCAAGGAAGCCCATATGGTGCGTTCTAATCACACGGATCGTTTGTACAACGTTATTATGAAGAAGATTCCAGCATTTCTCAGCCTTCCCGAATTACGCTTTGAGAAGTTTCTCAAGCTTGATGAACTAGGGATTAAGTATTGGAAAGACCCAATGCCTATAGCCAAAGGCTGGATTGCCATTCACGGCGATTTAGGGGGTCTCAACCCCAACCCTGGCATGAGCGCACTTGGACAGGCTCGCAAGCATGGCATAAACGTCATCATGGGACACACGCATAGAGCCGGCAGGAGTGCCCATTCTGAGGCTTCTAACGGGGTTTTAAGACGTGTTCTGCATGGAGTTGAAGTAGGACACGCCATGAATCTAAAACAGGCTAAATACGTCTCAACCCCTAATTGGCAGCAAGCCTTTGCAATCGTCAAAGAGCATGGTAAAAATGTCCAGGTTGATCTCATTTATGTTGAGAAAGATGGAACGTTTATTGTGGATGGCAAGGTCTATGGTCGTGCCCGCTGAGATAGCTGTGCCCGATTTTGAAGACGAAGACCCATCGCAAATCGTTATCATTTCGTTATCTAAAAAAGGCGGCTGTCGCTTCCATCTCATGTAAAGTTCTACTCGTAAAGGGAAATACCCAATACGAAAGGGCTTAAAATGTTATCTACTATGAAAGAAGTCGAACAAGACTTCGAAAGACTGACTCAAACATCTATGCTTTTCCATGGATCAGACTGGGAAGCTCAAGAGGGTCGATTTACTGACGGAGTAATTGATTACAGCCACAAGGTGGCTTATTGGTTCGAAAACTACTCAGACGTTGTGCTCGCCAAGGCTTTACTCAAAGGCATGCAAGAGGATTTTACCGTTTTATTTGATTCCGTAATGGAACAATGGGTTATTACTTCAACTTACGCAACAGAAAGTTGGAGATAATGAACGTATATGTGATCACATTTCTCTTTTCAGTAGTTTGTTATGGACTTGGATATTACGCAGGAAACTCAGACGGTAAGGTCGAAGGCAGGATGGCAGTGCGACGTCATTATGAAGATCGTGAACGTCAGCTTAAGGTCAATCGATGAATGCTAGAGAACTCCTTCAATCAGCAAGTGACACCATTACTGTCCGCAACCATACTCACGGTGACATTAAAGACAACATGCGCAGAACCGGAATGCTCTTATCTGCGTATCTCGAAATTCCGATACACGATTATCAAGTCGCCGTCATCCTTCAGCTGGTTAAAATCAGCAGAACTCAAGAATCCCCATACCTGCTCGACCATTGGCTTGACCTGCTTGGTTATGGAGCAATTGCCGGTGAACTCGCGCTATCAGAAGAGCTTGACTAATGTGCGATGAAACCTGCCCATGTTTTTACTTTGGATCATGCCCTAACGAAAAGGATGAATAATGTTTAATCTAGATGATTACGAAACAGTTGAAGAAAGACTTATCAAGTTTTGGAAGGAACATCCCGATGGTCAGATACACACTAAGGTACTTGAACATACTTCGTCTCGATTTATTGTTGAAGCTAGCATTTATCGGACTGAGGCTGATGTACGACCTTGGACAACTGGGCTTGCCGAGGAAACAGTCCAGGGTAGAGGCGTCAATGCAACATCAGCTCTTGAAAATTGTGAGACGAGTGCGATTGGGCGCGCTCTTGCTAATGCTGGATATGCAACAAAGGGAAAGAGAGCATCACGAGAAGAGATGGGCAAGGTTGCAGCACAAACTCAAGTAAAGGCTAAGGTCGAAGAAGTAAAGGCTAAGATGGCTGAGACTTCCAAGGAATATGTGCCCGTGCCTGTAGAATCTGATCCATGGAGCCAATCATTTGCAGCACCAGTAGTGACTATGGAACAAGCAGTAGAGACGGTGAAGGATGTCCTTGGTGGCACCCCAGTCGACGAGAGCTGTATTCATGGTGCTCGCATTTGGAAAACCGGAACGACTAAAGCCGGCAAGCAATGGGGACATTGGCGTTGCGTTAACCATGTAATCGGAGAAGCTGAACGATGCGATCCTATTTGGTATGAAGTCAAAAAGGATGGCAAATGGGGAAGGCAGGAAAATCGCTAATGGGCTACATACAATTTTTAAACCAAGATGGTGAGTGGGAAGAATTTCCCAATGAAGAACAGCGAGCCAATCTGAGAGCTAATGCTGAATTGCTGGAAGAACTTGGTTACAAACTGATATGCCAGTTGTGTAATAAGTTTCCAACTAGAGCACAAATTCGCACTCGATATTTGCTACACGAGTGGACTTGTGAAGAGTGTCATACAGTTAATTCCGCTGGGAAAGCATGACACGACACAGAAAAGACCGAGGCTATCGTACTGAGCGAGTGGTTGCAGCCTATCTCTCGCAATGGTGGAGAAGCGCTAGCGTTGGTCGAGGTGCTGGGAAAGATTGCCTAAATGTCCCGTTCGACATCGAGGTAAAAGCTAGGACAGACTTCCAGCCCTTAGCATGGTTGCGCCAAGCATCGAAGCGTGCGGCTATCTCAAAGGAGATTCCGATTGTGTGTTGCCGTATGAATGGACAGGGTGAAGATGCTTCTGAGTATCTTGCTTTCATGCGGTTCGGTGACTTGGTTCAACTATTGCTAGATGCAGGTTACGGAGATATTCAGCAGGATTCGGTACAATTAGAACCTGAACGATGTGCACAATGCGGATCGTGGAAGTTAGTAGGAGT